ATGATGGAGAAGTTTGTTAAGTTCTTAAAAGGTGGATTTGAAGCGGTTATAAAGTCGTTAAAAACGTTTATTGATTTTTTAGCTACACCATTTCAATATCTATTGGATTTTTTAAAAGGAATCTTTTATTTCATAGAAAAGCTGTTTCAAGTTGTAGTAGCAATTATAAAATTATTCGTTGCCTTGTTTCAGTTTTTAGGTGCTGTAATAGCGGGATTCTTTAAAACTTTATTTCTATGGGTACAACCTAATTTTGATGGTGGGAATGTATCTTTTCCTAGTGCTTCGATGAAGGGATTTAAGACAGCGACAGATATATTACTTCCTACTGGTTTGTTAACAGTAGTTCCGATGGTTGTCACATGTTTTATTTGGTACTTGTTTGTTAAAAAGCTCATGGATCTATTCAGAGGTGGTCATCATTAATGAATGCGTTAATTGATACAATATTTAATCCTGTTCTTGGTTGGCTTGCGCAAATGGCAAAGTATTTAAATGATTTAAGCGTACCAGCAAGTCGTCCTTTGCGAATTAGTGATTACCTTGGAGTGTTTGCTTATCTATACGGTTGGACAACCGTTATAACGACGTTATTTGCTTTAGTTTTCGTATATTTTGTTTGCTATATCATCATGACTTACAGTAGTTTATTTATTCGATTTAAAGATACGGTTAAATGGTGGTGACGATATTGGATATTATAGGACAAGCTATTTTATTAATATTTTTTACGACAATTGTTTCTTGGATGGTAATAGATACATTGAAATTCTTTAGAGGTATAGAAGAATGATTTATTTGATATTGGGAGTCGTTAGTTGTTTATTAATTTTAGTTTGTGATGCAACTTCGAAAAAGGAGAGTTAAAAATGCAGGCTTTTAATGCAATGTTTGAGTTATCAAGTGCGATTTGTTTATCTGTATTTCTATTTATAGTGTTACCTTGTATGTGGTTAAAAAGAAAATGGAATTAAAAAGAGAGAGTGATTGAAATGTTAGCTAAAACGAAACGAAAAGTACAGCCACAATTTGAAGGACATAGAGCGTTAATTATTAAGGAAGAGGGTACATGCACTGTAGAACAGGTTATATCGTTTGATTCGGAGATTTTAGAAACGAGTACAGCCATGTTACCACGTGATAATGAATTGAGATTACTTGATGATAATCACGGTTATGTGTATCACATTTATAATTTAGAAAAACCGGCAAGAATTGAAGCGGAAAATATTAAAAGATTACGACGATCTAGTGCGTTAAAAGGGATTTTTGAATTTGAAACAGGAAAAAAACAATTTGATTTAATTGGTTTTATGCCATGGGTAATTATTGTTTTACTAGCTATTTTTAAATAATGGGGTGAACTGAATGAGTGAAGTGACTTTAGAAAAAACAGTTGTAGAAGAAGTGTTACCAGATGTTCAAGACATAATGAAAGAAGAAATTTTAGAAGAAGATACTTCAAGTGAAAGTATTGAAACGGTTCAATTATTTCAATACATGAAGGAAAATTCAGTGCCTTTGAATGCATCTCAGATGAAAGGTATTTTATTGCTTAATGAGAATGGATGTAAAGATATAGCTGATTATGTTATTTCTGTAAAAAAACAGAGTTTACCACTTGCCTTCTATGAAAAGGTTCTAAAAATATTAACTATGTTTGACAGAATTAAAGGTAATGCGAAATTAAGTCATTTACTGAAAGCGAATGCGAATCCATCATTATCACTTTCAGCTAATAGTGCAAAAGTAGTGAAAGGAAATGAACTTGCATGAACGTAATGGTCTTTGAAGGTCCTCTTGGAAGCGGTAAGACATTAGGAATGACATTGTTTGCACATCACTTTAAACAGAAAAGTAATTGCGTATTGTATAGCAATTATGGCGTAGTTGGTTCAAAGCCATTTACTGAAATAGAACATTTTAAAAATATTGCTCAAGAAAAATCTACAATTTTAAATTTAGATGAAGCTCATATTGATTTGGATGCTCGAAGTTTTTCGAGTAACTCGGTTAAATTCTTTTCTCAAGTATCGTATTATCTTCGAAAATTACGTTGTACGTTGTTTATTGCTTCGCCTAGCTTTGATGATTTAGATTCACGTATAAGAGGTATTACGAACGTTCTTGTTAAGGTTTCAAGTGATAAAAAATACTTTTACTATACGATGTATGACATTCAATCTAAACGTTATTTAAAGAGAATGCGTATAAGTAAAAAGAAAGCTTTTGTTGTTGGTTCAAAAATTTATGATACAAGTGCAATGGTTTCGCCAGTAAAAGTTCCAGAAAAACGCCAAGACTTTATGGAATTTTTAGAAGCGTTGAAGACGACCGCCGAAGAGTACGGACGCCAGTACAAGCATTCAGCGTAAGCTGTATGCGCGGTACAGGCGGGAGGACTTCATAAGATTATAAAAATTATATCAAGGAAGGAACGTTGTTATGGGGATTTTAAAGAAGAAAAGATTTCGTGAAGAAGTGAAAAGAATAAATAAAGCACATGAAGAGATGAAAAGGTTTCTAGATGTACTCATGGATCGCTATGGATTAGATGAAGAAGAAATAAATAATTGTGAAGTAATTAAACATCATTTTGACAATTTAGATTTGATGTTTAGTCAAATGGCTAAGTAGATGATTGAATATATTGTAGGTGCTAGTGTGCTGTGGTTAGGTTCGATAGTGATTGCTTATTTATTAGTTAGTGATATGGATATTTATTAGAGAGGATAAATAGTTGAAATGATACATGTGGATTGGTTGAAAAGTATGGCGAGAGATGGACTGTTTTATGGTTCATTCATTGCTGTAATTGTTTTCTTGTTAAATTGGTTTACGGGTTAGGTTTTAAAGGTATTCCTTCGCTTTTGAGGTTGGAGATTGGCTGGGGTGTGGGGCTAGCCCCGCAAAGCGTAATGGGTAAATAGAATAAAAGAAAATATAAAGGTCGGTAGTACAAGCGTTTAGGCTCGTATAATGGATAGGCAAGTTGATAGTTAAATATATTCACTTTTGAGTTTATCGACTTGGCGATGAAGAAAAACGAGCCTAAAAAAGTTATGCAAGAATGTAGCGCAGCGAAAAAGGTGGAGATTTTATGAAGCAGAGCGTAAGAAAATACTACCTGTTTCTTGTTTAACCTTTTAGCAAATACAGATAGAGGGTTGTTTTGATGGAAAATGTTATTGTTACGTTGTTTGGTACTCTAGGGATTTGTTTCTTGTTTAAAGGCATGTTAGACACGTTAAAAGAAGGGTGATATGTAATGGATTTGCCTATTTGTAATGAAAAAGAGGTAACTGTTTTATCTAAAACGCTGAAATATTTGAGGAGTGATCAATCTAACCAAGTTAAGGTACATAAGGAGTACTTAGAAGACAGAGGTTGGATATTTGATGATTTAAGTTATATAGATAGTCATATCTATGTAGTTTATAAAAAAGAGGTTGTGAAGCGGAATAAGGCGTTTTAAGGGGGATATATATGTTTAAAAAGTTTTATCGTGAATATATTCATGTATTGTTTAATATTGTTGCGATGTTTTTTTATTTTAGTTGGTGTTTAGTTGGTACTGAATTTAATTTATTAACTCTAATAGCAATTGGAATTGCTATTTTTATCTTTGTTAAGTATGTATCTATGGATAGGAAATTTGTTAATGAAAATATAGATAAATTAAAAGATAAAAAGATGATTTTTAGGAAGTATGCTATAAGTGGTGAAAATATTGGATATGCAGTTTTTACAAATTTTTTATTGTTTCTTTTGTATTTGGGGATATCGGTATATTTTAAGGATTTAAGTGTAATATCGCTTTTGTTTGCTTTTATTCTTAATGTTAGTTTGCTTATGTTGACTCTTAGAGTAATGAGTAAATTTAGTTTAAAGAATAGTAAAGTTTAAGAGGTGTATATATGTTTGCTAGATATCGTAGTCAAGATGATGAGTTTATGTCACAACTTCAATTTTTGGCTTTAGGTGCTATTATGACATTTCTAATTAAATTTGGTTGTATTTCACCTGAAGTTAATATGTTAACGTTATTTGTTCTTTTTGTTATTTTAATTGGAATCTATTATCTTTTTGTACTTTTATTAACAAAGTATTTTTATAGATTTCTTTCTAAACAACATGATAAGTTGCATGCTTATTTATGTAATAAGTATGGTGAAAAAATAGCAAATAGAGTTGGTTTGTCATTTCTTATAATTTTAATTGTGGGGATGTTGATTGTATGTTTGCTGATTTAAAGTTGAATTTTAAATTTTGGTTAATTGTAGTTTTTGATATATGTATGCTTGCAATGATCTGTGTTGTTACAACAAAGTATGTATCTGATATATATAGTGATTTGTTTATTTTCACGACAGGATTTTTAATACTGTTAATTTGGTATTTTGTTAGAGTTTATTTGATAGATATTGTTAAAAGTTTTGCTAGTAAAACTTAATATTATTATTTAATTGTAACCTTTTGTATAAAATATTTCCGGAAAAATATATGCAAAAGGTTGCTTTTGCATATGCGAAATGTTATTATGCATATATAAAGTTTTAGGAGGTTGTGAAATGACTGTTGTTAAAGAGGAAAGAAAGAATCGTGTATTTCGTTTTACTGATACGGAAGTTTCTTTAATAGATGAATTGATTGATATTGAAAATGATAAAAGAATGACTATTGCAAGAGAAAAGAATTTAAAATATAAAGCATTAAATCGTACAAGTTTTATTTTATATATGGCTGAAGAAAGAAGACGTAAATATGAAGAACAAGGGGAGTTTTAAGTGGTTTTCTCTTAACTAGTTAATAATAATAGGGATAGAGTCGCACTTTTTTCAAATTATAAATTGGAGGTTGTAACCATGGAAGAATTGTTACATAAAATTATTGATAAATTAGATAAGATTGATAAGGATATTCAGGAGATTAAAACGGATTTGAAGGCTCATCGTATTGAAACTGATGATAATTTTACTAAGTTATATCATTTGGTTGAGGAAAAAGATGTTGAGATTGATGTATTGAATAAACGTCTATTTAAGAACGAGGCGACGGTTGAACGTATTAAGAGGGAAAAGCATTAGGAGGAAATTGTTGATGGCATATAGTTATTGTGTGGATTGTGAGAGTGTGTATAGCTGTGAAGATGAAAAGTGTTGTTGTGGAAGTAAAAAACGTTCTGTTGATTGGGAAGAATTTGCTTTTATTATGGGTTATCCGTTATATCCTGTTAAGAAAAAATATGGTGTTTTTCATTTAGATTTATCTAAACGTTTAGATGCTGATGCTTTATGTGATCTTAAAGCAGATAATCCAGAACTTTTTTATTATGAGTTTAAAGGTTGGAAAGAAAGAGAATTGAAAAAGAGAAATTAATAATAAATATATTTTGGAGTTAGTGGGTGTTTTGTTTGTCTGATTCGAAGGAAAATTTCCAGTTGAGAAATGAGGAACCCCCGACCAGTAACACGGGGGTTCCCGGCTGTTTCGATATCTACACTATCCCTTGCCTAGACTGGGTTCAAGTCACTTTTAAATCTGTACAGAATTCACAAGAAAATGCGCGGAAAATTATTAATAAAATTTCCAGTTTTTTCGGTATTGATGATTTCTTGTTTGAACATTTTGATGAAGGTCTACATGGGTATAGAAAATCGTATAAATTTTTAGGTCAAAATACTTTTCAGTTATTATTTGATGCACCTTCTAATATGGGTATTCATTTAATACTTACTGGATCTATGTTGAAATTGCTTCGTTCTGATTATGGGACAAGTGATATTGGATTGTTAAAATTTTTGTCTTCTATTTCTAAAGAATTTCATTTTTCGCGTGTTGATGTCGCTAAAGATGATACGAGTGGTAGTGTATCGATTAAAAAGATTGCTAGATATATTAAAGATGGAAATCTAACTACTAGATTTAGAGGTGGACATCAAATTAAAAAATTTAAATTGATTGGTGAAGAAGAAGAAGATAAATTGCAATATGTTCCTGATGGTGAAACGTGGTATTTGGGTTCTCGTTCAGGTACACAATTTCGTTTTTATGATAAAAAGGCTCAAATGAATGCTGATGATTTATTGCATTGGACTCGTTGTGAATTACAACTTGTTGATGATGCAGCAACAAATTTTGTGAAGAATGTTATTGTTTTGGACAAGCCTAAATTTGAGAAGTTTTGTTATTCAGTTTTTCTTACATATGTTGATTTTAAAAAGACTACTGGTGCGAAGCATATGAAAAATCGTGATTCGGCGAAGTTTTGGGCTGATTTTTTAGATAGTACAGTAGAAAAAGTTAAATTAGGTTCTCGTAAAAAGAAAAAATCGTTAGATGATGTTAATCCTAATGTGTTGTGGGAAAAATTATTAGATGGAGATGCTGATTTTTATTTTGAATCTATGAGTCAAAAAGAAAAAGATAAGTTTGATAAGTGGTTTTATGAACAAATATCATCAGTTTTATATTTGAGAGCTTTAAAACATGAAGAAGGTATTGAAGAGTTTTATAAAAAATTGATTCATTGGGGTGAAACTCGAGTGGATCAGAAGAAAGTCGAAGCGGTTGGCGTTCAGTTGCTTATGTCAGAAAGATTAAAGAGGATAAAAGAAAAAGAATCTCCTATTGACTAGATAGAAGATTCTCCGATCTCTTTAGTAATAGCGTTACTAAAGGGATCCTACAGACAAAAAAATGATTATTAACGAATGTACTTGTATTATACATTTAAAGAATATTTTCGTCTATTTTAATAGTTGGTTTCATGTTTCTACTGGGGGCTAGTAACACCCCAGTAGAAAATACAGGTCAATCGCCCCCAAACGCTTGTGGCTCTAGGGTTCGTCCCTCTTTGTTTTTTTCACGGTTCTTTTAAAAAAACAGGCAAAAAATTTGTGGTTTTTATTTTTTTATATTGTATTCATTGGAGTGGTGGATGAAAAAAGTGGAGAATTATAAAAGAAGAAAACCTCACTGTTGAAAGTATTGAGGAAAATAGTATTTTAGCAAATATTTATTTGTAATCCTTTTGAATGTTTTTATCATTTAGAAGGTTTTTTTATAGTTTTTCGGTTACGAAAAATCGGGTTTCTTCTTTCTTTAATACATAGGTAACTATTTCCGCACGGAAATTGATGCCTATGTATGGGTTTAGCCCTTGTGTATCAAGGGTTTGCAAAAAAAAAAGACTTGCTTTTCTAGGCGGATAGATTTAATGTTTTAAGTGACTAGCTAAAAACAAAATCATCCAAGAAAGGAGCAAGTCCGAAAAAAGGGGTTCGTGTACCCTTTTTTATGAAATTCAGATAGGACTAATATATCAATATGGCAAAGAAAAATCAAGATGAAATCACTGGTAAACTACAACCTAAAAAGAAACAGAATATAAAAATATACGAATTTATAGAGAGAAAAATGAGCGAGAGTGGTAGAGAATTGTTTAAATCATGTAGCACTTTTAATGAGTTTGTGGCTACAAAGGATAAAAAGAAAAAGAAACGAGTAAAGGGGAATGATTGTAAAAATCGTTTTTGTCCGATTTGTGCTTGGAGGAAAGCAGGAAAGGACGCAGTTAAAATAGCAACGATGATGGAAGCGATTAAGATTGAGGAAAAGAAAGAGTTTCTTTTCCTCACATTGACGACGCCGAATATTAAAGCTGATATGGTAAAAAGTGAGATTGATAGATTTAATAAGGCTTTTAATAAATTATTTAAGAGACGTAATATCCAACGTTCTATTAAAGGTTATATTAGAAAGTTAGAAATGACGTATGATAAAGAACGATTTATTACAAAGGGAATGTATAAAGATAGAAAAGCATATTATGATAAACGTGGATTGAAAGTGGACGATCATAATCCGAATTATGATACATATAATCCTCATTTTCATGTGTTACTTTGTGTTGATAAAAATTATTTCAAACGTAAAGAACTTTATATTAAGCAGGAAGAATGGTTGGAAATGTGGCGAGAAGTAACAGATATGCCAGAGATTACGCAAGTACATATTCAAAAAGTAGAGTTAATAAGAGAAGGAAATGCGGTTGCGGAAGTTGCGAAGTATTCGGCAAAAGATTATGAAATGTCAGTGAGTCAAGATGTATTTGATGTGTTTTATTTAGCTTTAAAAGGTCGGCAATTAATTGTGTATGGTGGATTGTTAAAAGATTATGCGAAAAAATATGAAGATGGCGAATTGGACAAGTATAAGAGTAAAGATAAGAATGAGTATTATTATAGATTAATAGCAATATGGAATAAGGATTTAATGAAATTTGAACAAGAGTATCAAGAGTTAACAGAGAGTGAGAAGCAAGAATATAACGGTCATTTGATTGATGAAGTAGATGTGGAGGCGTAATATAAAAAAAGAAAAAAGAGTATTAGAAAAAAAGTAAGGGAGCTGGCTGTTGTATTAAGTCAGTTTCCTTTTTTTATTTACAGTTAGTGTTAAAATTTTAATGTATAAAATGTAGGATGTATAGGTAAAATTTTGTAGAGGTGTAATAAATGGGTAGAAAGCGTATTGATCCAGATGAAAAAAAGACTAGATTGAATGTTGCTATTAAGAAAAAATATGTTGATTTAGTTAATCAAGAAGAAAATACATCCCAATTTGTTGAGGATGCAATAGTGAAGTATTTGAAAGAAAATAAAAAGATTTAATTTTTTTTTTTGGAAAATACTTGTTTTCTGTTCCCTTTTTTTGCTATAATCAGAACGTAAAATCTTGCTACGAATAAATGTTCGTTCAGGATATTTGATTTTATATTATATTTTTTCATAAAATTTAAAAGGAGTGTAATTTTATGCCACAAGCAATTATTGAAGGACAATACTTAAGTTCAAGTATTAAAAAATCAACTTTTAATGGTGTTGAAAAATCATTTGTACAATTGGATGTTTATCAGCCTGAAAGTACTGATAGCGAAAAAACAGTTGTTGTTAAGTGTGATGATTTAGAGCTTATTAATCATTTTAAGGATACGAAAATGGGGATGCCTATTAAAGCAAAGGTTTCTATTAATGCTTATCAAAATAAAGCATATTTTAAATTGGTTAATTTAGCGTAAAATCTTTATATTAAGACAAAAAAATGAATGTGAATGAATGTGATTTTATGTTGGATAAAATCGATTTAAACGAATTGTACAAAACCATTTCGGAAATTATGCCTAACTACTTAGTACAGACTAAGAACGGTAGTTTTGCAGTTTTCCAGACACTTACCTATGGTGATATGTTAATTAGTTTCTTGTTATTGCTAATCTTGTTGGTGTTGACATTCAACTGGATATGGAGTGCTTTACGATGATCGAGTTTAATTTAGAAAACTTGTTGAATCAATATTCCTTGTTTGGATTACCATTTTTATTAATTATCGTGTTCACATTGCTGAAAGATTGGCGGTTTGATAGATAATGAATGATTTAGCGTTTCTAGATATGTTGTATTGGTTCTTCATGAATAATTCAGTTGTATTATATTCGTTAGGTTTTATAACCTTTCTTGTGTTCGTAATAATGATGTTCACCACCGTCAAAGCTTGGGGTGATGGCTATTAGTTTTAGCATGGACGTGGGAAGAATCTTGCAGTATGCCTTCAACATGTTTAGTTCAGTGTTACCAGTGATTTATTTATTCATTGGTGGGGCGTTTGCTATCTACTGTATCGGTAAAGTGTACAACACCTTTAGGAGTTGATTTCAATGCCTGAATTTGGATTCAGACCATCGATGTCTCAATTATTCGGTAACTTTCATATGAATTGGTCAACAATGATGCCATTGTTAGTCATTTTGTTTGGGATACTGTTCGGATTTTTCGTAGCGCATTTAGTAAAAGACAAATTTGATGATTGATTAACTAGGAGGAATTTATTTTGGAAATGCCAAAAATTTCATTAACTTATAATCTTGCAGATGTTGCAAATGGTTTAACTAACTGGTTAGGCGCTTACTGGCCTATTATCGCATTCTCTGTTGCTATTCCGTTAACGTTCTTAGTAGCGTTTAACACTAAAGATTTATTTACTCGTTAA